TTTAATTTTTCTAAATCTTGTTTAGGATTTCCTCTTGTTACAAATTTAACTGTTACTAAAGTAAAAATGAAATTTGTAACTAGAATTGACCCTAAAACAGATTTAGTAAAATTTAGAGAAGACATGTTAACATCAGATATGTCTAAAAATGACTTAAGAATACCAGGGGTTAAATCATTTAAATTTAAACCAGAAACTTTACAAAGACTATAATAGCATTATTTGGAAAAAGTAGAGATATAAATTTGTTTCATACTATAAACAGTGAACTTTTAAAAGACATTATCCAAACAGAAATAGCTTATTATAAGTTTGCTTTAGAACAAACAAAAGTTAATGTTTATGGTGAAGCACCAGGTAAAAATTATTTTGAACCTTTAAAAATAGCATGTTTAATTGATAAACAAGATCAATCATGGTCTTCAGATAATTTTGGATCTGATGTAAACCAAACTATTGGATTTAAATTTTTAAAAAATGAACTTAAATCAATAAATTTAATACCTGAAGTAGGAGATTTATTACTTTTTAAAAATAATTTTTATGAAGTAGATAGTAAAGTTGAAAATCAATTTTTTATGGGAAGAGACCCAGATTATGCTATATCAACAGAAACAACAGATCATGGTGATAGTTTTTCAATTTTAGTTAATACTCATATTTCAAGAGTAGAAAAATTAAATTTAATACCTTTAAGAGAAGGAAAGTACCCAACAACTACTAAAGTAGATGGTGGAACAGCAAATTTAAGAGGATAAAATGGCAGATAATAAACAAATAGATCCAAGAAGACCAATTCCTGCAAGTGGGTATGATCGTTTACGTGATAATATATCTGCAAATGTTCAAGTACCAGGTGTTACACCTCCAGAAACAAGACCTAATTTAAATAGAGGTAGAATAACAACACGTAAAGATGACACAGTACAAGATGTTTCAATTGGATTACAAGACCATGATGAGGCAATAATGTATTATTTTAATGAAGTTATTAAACCATCTGTTATAATAAATGGTAATAGAACAAATGTACCAATAATGTATGGTGCCCCTGAAAGATGGAAATCAGTTCAAAAAGATGGATATTTTAGAGATAAAGAAGGAAAACTTCAAGTACCTCTTATTATGTTTAAAAGAGATAGTGTTGAAAAACGAAGAGATTTAGGTAATAAATTAGATGGAAATAATCCTCAATTACATTATACATTCCAAGAAAAATATACAAAAAGAAATCAATACGATAATTTCTCAGTATTACAAAATAGAACACCACAAAAAGAATTTCACGCAGTAGTTGTTCCTGACTTTGTAAGATTAAATTACACATGTACAATTTGGTGTGATTATATAGCTCAAATGAATAAATTAATTGAAATGATTAATTTTACATCAGATTCATACTGGGGTGATGCTGAAAAATTTAAATTCAATGCAAAAATAGATACATTTAGTAACACTACAGAAGTACAACAAGGAGATAATAGAATTGTTAAGTCTGATTTTGGTTTAGTACTTCAAGGATATTTAGTACCAGATAGTATAAATAAAGAATTAGCTAAAAAACCACAAAAATTCTACAGTAAATCAACAGTAGTATTTAATACTGAATTAGAAATTATCCCTTCATTAAATCCTAAAACAAGAGATCAAGTTAGAGGAAAATCTGCAGATCTAAATTCATCAAATATAGCTGAAGCTAATGAGGCAGCTACTTATGGATCACTTAACATAGTACAAAACACACAACAAGCGGGTACAGGAATAGGATACCAACAAATTGGAAACGATAACACAATAACATAATGGCAAAACAAAATAGAACAACATTAAAAGAATACTTTGAAACAGGAGATATACCTTCACAAGCACAATATGCTGATTTAATAGATAGTAAATTAAATTTATCAGAAACAGGAACCCAAACAGTTGCAGGAAACATTACAGTTGCAGGAACTATAAGTTCAAGCGGTGATGTAATATCTAAAGATTTGTATATTGATCAATACATTAAACATACTGGTGATACTCACACTCATATTAATTTTACAGATGATAGAATTAGATTTGATGTAGGTGGTATATCATATCTCGACTTAAACGATAATACTTCCGCCCCACACGATATTACATTCAATGATGGAGGTAATAATGTAGATTTCACAATAAAAGGTAATACTGGTAATAATCCTTTATTTAAAACCGATGCTTCTAAGAACAAAATAGGAATGCATGGTGTTGGCACACCAACAGCTGATTTACATCTTGGTGGGGACCTAAAAACAAATTCACATATAACAGCTTCAGGTAATATAAGCGCAAGTGGAGATTTATATATAAATGATGTTTTTGTAAAAGAAGGGTCTAAAATATATTTTGATGGTACAGATACAACACCTAACACTTTCATTCACAAAAGTGGAACCTCATTAGATTTTAAGGTTAATAATAGTCAAAGATTAATTTTAATGAATGCTGAAACTGTATTTAATAATGTTAATGTAAGAATTGGAGCAGAAAGTAATCCTAAGGACTTGCATGTAACTGGAAATTTACTAATATCTGGTTCACAAGTAGATTTTACAAATTTACCTACCTCAGATCCTAATGTAGCTGGTAGATTATATAATGATGGAGGTTTTTTAAAAATATCTGCAGGATAAATTACATTTATTTTTTTTTATTTTATATTTATTACTAGAAAGATATCTAAACATTTTAAGTTAGAAGGATAGGCATTTTAATTTAATTAGGTATCTTGTAACAAATAAACTTATAGTTTGTGGCCGGTAAAATAATTAATAAATTTAAGGAACCCAAATACGCGGAGTTCTCAAGAAAGGATCTTGTAATAGATATCAAAAATGGTATACTTTATTACAAATCAAACCTTGGTGTCCATAGAATATCTAGTGGGCTAGCAACAGACACTTTTGGAAGTGGTGACATTACTAATGTTACTAATTTTAATGTTGGTATCCCCGATACATTTAAATCAGATGGTATAAGGGTAGGTGATAGTTCTATCACTGGAACCTTAACAATTACAGGTAATAATATTATAAGTGGTGATAATACTATAACAGGTAATATTATTATTGGTGGAAATGCTTCATTTGGAGATATTATACCTAGTCCAGGATTAAATGTTGCATTAGGTTCATCAGCAATAACAGCATCTGCTGGGTCTAATCAAATTGAAGGTCCTACTTCATTATTTTTAAATAATGATCTTATAAAAATCTCAACAGGATCTTTTACTCAAACAGTTAGAGTAGGTAATGTATTAGGATCAGTTAGTATGAGTATAGATACTAATTGGTTAGGAAATACAATATCAACAGGTTCACATGACTTTTTTGTTGACCCTGATTTATTAGTAGTTAAAGCATCAGATGGAAAAAAAGAATTAGTATTAGATAGAAGAGGAAATTTAGACGTAGATGGAAATATAACAGTAGATTCTATAACAGCAGATTTAGCAATAGCTAATACACCACATTTAGTTTACTATAATAATTCAACAGGTTTATTTACACACCAATCTGCCTCACTTATAGGAGAGGGAATACTCTCTTCATCAGGACAAATAGCAGATGATATTTCAGGATCATTTACATCTATAAGTGCTTCAATAGCAACAGATATAGTAGCAGCAAGTCAAACATTTAAAAGTGATGGTATAAGAGTAGGAGATGCACAAATAACAGGTTCTTTAATAGTAACAGAAACAATAACAGCACAAGAATTTCATACTGAATTTATCTCTTCATCAATAATTTTTCAAAGTGGTTCAACTATATTTGGAAATACTACAGATGATACTCATAAATTCACAGGAACATTATCTATTTCAGGATCTGGAGTAGGTCATATAACAGCCTCAGGTAATATAAGTGCAAGTGGTACTATCACAGCAGATACCTTTGTAGGTACCTTTAAAGGTGCTTTAAGTAGTTCTGCTCAAATAGCAAATGACATTACTGGTTCATGGCAAGGAGAATTGTCTAGTAGTGTTTACTTACAACAGGTATCTGATACAATTTCAGGTTCGTGGAAGTATAATCAAAATTTACTTTCTTCTTCTGCACAGATAGATGATGATATTTCAGGTTCATTAGGTATAAATGCAGATCTAATCAGATCTTTGACAGCCGCAGGAATTTCAGGATCATATCAAGGTGAAGGCGTACTTTCTTCATCCACCCAAATCGCTGACGATATTTCGGGCTCATGGCAATCACAATATTTCAACACTTTATCCGCAAATATAATATCGGGCTCATGGCAATCACAATATTTTAGTACGTTATCTGCAACTACAATCACAGGTTCATGGAAATATAACCAAAAT